CTTTTTTAAAAAAAAATATGACCAGTCCGAGATATAAAAAACGCAGCAGTCTCGACCGGGTGATGTCCACGATCCGGATCAAGACCCAGAAACGTACCCGCAGAGAGCTGCTCGACTGGATCGCGCACCACAAGATCAAGATCCAGACCGGCGGACAGATCCGGCTCTTTTCTCTGGAAGGTCACGAATACCTGCGGGAGATCTACGAGGAGCACGTTCCGGAAGAGCGCTACCGCAAGGCGGCCCAGGTCGGGATCAGTGTTTACCACGTGTTGAAAGCCCTCTGGCTATGCGACCAGTACAAACTCAAGGTGCTTTACTATTTCCACACAGATGATGCCGTGGAGGAGTTCGGCGCTGACCGGCTCGATCCGATGATCCAGAATACAGAGTTCCTGCGGGAGCGGGTACTCGAGGCCAGGGAAACCGGAGGCGCTTATAATAAAGGCCTTAAGAATATTGGAAAGTCAAAGATTTTCATGCGCGGTATGATGACCAAGGGCAAGGTAAAAACAGTGGATGGAGACTATCTGATCCTGGATGAGCTGGACGAGGCGAATCAGGAGAACAAGGAATTCGCATTTGACCGGATTCTGCATTCGTTTCTTCAATGGTCGAGCGAGCTGAGCCAGCCGTCGATTGCGGATTACGGGATCGACAAGAGTTTTCAGGAGAGTGACCAACGGTTCTGGATGCTGCGCTGTCCTGTGTGCGGGCATTTCAACTGCCTGGAGGAGGATTTCCCGCAGAACTTTATCAGGTCGCCTGGGAAAAAGAGTAAGCTCGAGGGACGGAAATATTACAGGGGCTGCCTGAAATGCCGCGCTGAACTCGATATGGCCGCCGGCGAGTGGGTGCCGAAATATCCCGGCCGGGATGTCCGCGGCTATCACCTGAGCCAGCTTTATACAACGATCAAGCCTGAGCATGTGGCGGATCCCGCCGATGCGATAATGAAAAAATATCTTCGTGCGCGAAAGTCCAGCGAGAAGAAAAATTTCACCATCTCGATACTCGGCTATCCCTATGGCGGAGAGAGCCAGCCGATCACGGACAGGGTTCTCGATAACTGCGAGGCTGAATACCTGATGTCCCCGAATGCAGGAGTGGCCACCGGAATGGGAGTAGATGTCGGGGATACTCTGCATATCGTGATCCGCGGTCGCAATAATGAGGGCCGGCCGAGGATTCTCTGGATGGAGGCAACCGAGGATTGGGGCCGCATCGGTAAGCTGGCCTTCGAGTTCGGCCCGCCGGTTTACGTGATCGATGCGATGCCGTACAAAGCCAAAGCCAAAGACATTATCCTGGGCCTGCTGAAAGCCGGCCTGCGTGCCAGGGGCTTTCTCCAGTATTTCAAGGAAAGCCAGAAGCTGACAACCGAGGGGATGTACGAGAAAGAGGTTAATGTCGTACACAGGGACAGGACTGAGAGCCTGGATGATACAACCGGAGAATTTGCAAACCACGCAATCGAGATCCCGGCCATGAAGATTCACCAGGGCGAACAGCTCGTATCGATCGAGGAGTTCAGGTCGCATCTGAAACAACTGACAGCGGATACTATCGAGCGGGCCAGCGGTGTAAAGGCGAGGGTTTACAAGACTAACGTGCCGAACCATTTCGGCATGGCAGCCAACAGTGCCAGGATCGCGGAGGAATTAGCCGGCTACGGAACGTTCAGCCCTGAGGATTTCCGGGGAGCAGAACCCCGTACCACGAAAGAATCACTCAGCAAAGTATTCGGCTAAAATAAAATAATCGAATGTGTAAACCAGGAAATTTTACTCCAGTAAAAGTTAAAATCCCAGCTGATCTTAGTTCGCCTGGAAAAGAGAAATGGCGGGAAATGGGAATAGATTCATGCATTGCTCCGATAGTGAGAGCTTTGCAGGAGGGCGGAATAGATATGCGAGGAAGTTGTTGCGGGCATGGGAGAATGTCTGGACAGATTGAATTACAAGATGGGAGAATGATTTTGATTCTACCATCTGCAAAACTCTATTACAAAGCTTATGCAAGTAACGCCGAGATTTTAGGGCCTTATAAATAAAATAATTTGAGGGTAAATGGCAAAAGATACAAATCGCACTAGGCCGCGGCGCAGGCCCGGCGGCAGGCCGACAGTAAAGATACATGTCGGCAAAGAGCTATCGAGTCCGCTGGCTGACAGGGCGCTGGGCCTTCTTTTCGGCGGATTGCAGACAGTATCGGATAAAACCCTCGAGGATCATTCCACTGAGGGCTATAAGCTATACGGCACGATGCTGCGCAAGGATACGCAGCTTGCGATGTGTTTACGGATGCGAGCCAATATAGTCATGGCCCAGGGCTATAATATAAATCCGGGGCCTGACGATCCGGATGATGAAGCGGGCATGGCGAAATTTATCAGCGATATATTTGCGGACATTAAAGGATTTCATCTATCGCGGAGCCGGTTTTTTCGAGCCATTGCTTACGGCTTTCTCCCGGTGGAGATAATCTACAAGCTGAGGCCGGACGGCTATTACGGTATCCAGGAATTCAAGACCCGCGATCCGGAGCGTTTCCGTTTCGATGAGAAGAGCGAGCTGGTTCTGACTGGCTCAGGAGGACTGGGTAAAAAAGAGTTGCCGCAGATGAATTTCCTGAGCAACACCTGGGGCTCAGATGAAACGCCCTATGGAGAAGGACTGTTAAGGGAGCTATATCCGCTGTGGTTTTTCAAGTCGAACGGAATCAAGGAGCTGGTAAGATTTATCGAAAGGTTCGGCGCGCCGTTCCTGTGGGCCAATTACCCGCGCGGGATCTCGAAAGACGAACAGAACGCATTGCTGGAGGTCCTCAAGCAGATGATCGCAAACTCGGTCGGGATCGGGCCGGAGGGTACGGATTTCAAAGTCCTGGACATGAAGCATTCCGGCGTGGTCCAATTGTTCCGTTTCCTGATCGAGGAATATGTGGACCGCCAGTATGCAAAGGCGATCCTGGGCCAGACCCTGAGCACGGAAAGCGAGGCAGGCACGCATGCCCTGGCCAAGTTCCAGAGCAAGCAGCAGCAGCATATCTGCGAGGAGGATTCACGCTGGAACCAGGAGCAGCTCGATGAGGTGATTGTCAGGCTAGTGGATATAAATTTCGGAGCACAGGACCGGGGCATGTATCCCAGGTTCCGGATCCCGTTCGAAGAGGAGAAAGATATCCAGGCCTATCTGCGCGGGATTTCGGTGGCGGTCAACGAACTCGCCCTGCCTGTGGGCGAGGACTGGCTGCGCGAGCAGGTCGGGATGCCGGCGCCGGCGGATGACGATATTCCTTTAGCTGGGAAAAAGATGCCGGCGGTAAGGTTCCCGGAGATGGAGGCAGGGGAAGAGGACCTGGATGAGATCAAGAAACAGGAGGAGGCCAGTGGTCTGTGAGGAAAAAGGGCCGGAAACAGTTAGCCAAGCGCAGGGAAAAGATATTAGGCCGGCATTACGGGAAGTCGCGGGCAGAGGCGATCCGGCTGTGGAACGATTGGCTGGCCAGCCACGAGAAAGCGATTGTCGGAGCTGAGAGCCTGAACTGGATAGAGAATTTCTGGAACCCGGTAGTGCCGAAACGCGTGGTGGAGCATGTCAGCGGGGTGCTTTTGAGCAGCAAGATGATCGGGCGGGCGCTGACATGGCGCGACGCGCACCAGAGGGGATATTTCCAGTGGGCTGAAAAGAAAGAAATCAAGGGCCTGACAGCTCAGGCAGCCAGGCTGAAATATACTGACTGGACAGAGGCCCCGATCGGCTCTGCAGGTGAATCCTGGAGGTGGTTCAAGAACAAGATTCCGATGACAAAGTCGGAGTTCGCAGCCGTGGCTAAAAGAACTCATGCAGCGGCGTTTACAATAGCGAACACTGAAAATGAGTTGCTCGTGCGCTCGGTCAAGGGCCTGGTCGATGATGCGATCAAGGGAGACCTGACCAGGGGAGAATTTTTAAAGGCAGCGAAAGAAGCATGGGGCGCCCTGGGAGTTACCAGGGCAAACCCGTACCACCTGGAAACAACGCTGCTGACCAATATCCATTCGGCAGCCAACGCAGCCAGGTGGAGCGAGCTTCAGCGGGATACAGAGGGACTGAGACAATTTTACCCGTACCTTCAGTTTGTAACAGTAGGAGACGAGGCTGTATGCGATATCTGCGGACCTCTGGACGGACAGGTTTATTCGCGGGATGACGATTTCTGGGATGTTTATTATCCACCGCTTCATCATCGATGCCGCTGTGAAGTGATCGAGGTCTCAGTGCTCGATGTAGAGACAGAGAAAATCAAGCCGGATACTGATTATCCGGATGTACAGCCAGCCAAAGGATTTGATATGCCGCCGGCTGAATTGATGAGCGCAGAGTTGCTTTATAGCACAATCATGCAGGAGATAAATTTTCCTGCAGGGATGAATGAATATGGGCGGTTCGCGAACCGCCCCTACAAAGTGCGGACACGGCGTTTTTAAAATGCAGGAGATAATATGGACGAAATAACTGATTATCATATAGACCAGGGCTGGTTCGATATAACGCGCGTCGGTGAATGGGAAGGCTCGAAAGGCGGCAAGCCGAGTATAATTAAGATCACTCAGCAGGATCTGAAAGACATGGCTGCCGATTATTCACCCAAGCTCCAGGAGGCCCCGATAGATACGGATCATTGGGGATTCGGCCCTGCCTTAGGCTGGGTCTCCGAGCTGCGCGTGGCAGGCGACAAGCTCCAGGCAAAGCTGACCAAGGTCAGCGATCAACTGCGAGAATGGCTCAAATCAGGGGCCTATCGCAGCCGCTCAGTAGCAATGGATATGCCGCACATTTCAACAGGCAGGGTCTATTTGACTGCGCTCTCATTTCTGGGAGCGGCGCCCCCCGCGGCTAAAGGCCTGGACCCGGTGCCCCATTTGTTTCATGGCGGCGCCTCTAATTCATTCGTCTGGATAGAACCGGCCGGGGAAGAACAACCCCCTTTGTCCCCCTTTAATAATGGGGAGAAGGAATCGTCCGAAAAAAAGGAGGAGACAACCATGGACGAGGCGACAATCACCAAAAGCGTAACCGCGAGTGTCACGGATACACTCAAGAGTTTTTTCGGCTCTGCTGAAAAGACAGAGCTCTCCGAGAAGTTGAAGCAGGCCGAGGCCCGGCTCTCCGAGTCCGAATCCAAGACGGCTGAGCTGAACACTTCGCTCGAGGCTGAAAAGAAGCGGGCGAACGAGGCCGAGGCCAAGCTGGCCGAGACGCAGAAAGCTGCCGAGCTGTCCGAGTTCAAGGAGAAAATCGAGCAGGCCAAGAAAGAGAGCCGGCTCACTCCTGCCGAGGGCTCAGGCTATACCAAGCTCGGCGAGCGCCTGGACACCGAGGGCCGCAAGGCGATCCTCGAGGAAGTGGCCGAGCGCAAGGACAACGGCCTGCTCGGCGAGCATTCGGCTCCTGGCCAGAATATCCAGCTCACAGGCCGCATGGCCAGTGAAAGGGCTGCCCTGAAGAGGGTGATCAAGATGAGGGGCGGCGAGGAAACCGAGGACGACAAGCACACCGCGGCCTGCTACGACCTGATGGAGGTACCCGGCAACGAGAAGCTTTCGTTCTCCGAGGCCTCGGTAAGGATCAGGGCCCAGGTGGCTGCCTGAGGCAAGGACAACCCCCTGTATCCCCCTTTTTTAAGGGGGAGGGGAAATCCCCCTCAGGCCCCCTTTGATAAAGGGAAAGAGAAATTTCTGTACGGGCGGTTCGCGAACCGCCCCTACGATAGAGGGGAATAAATCCCCTGCGGACACGGCGGCCACATCCCTGCTCGTGACGCATTCGCTAACGAGCCCTGCCCTGTGTCCCTACGAAATTGTTACGAAATTGATTTGATAACCAGGAGATAAAAATGGCTCTTAAATTGAGAAATAATTTTGTCAACGTAGATACTTACGTGGTCGGGGACACAGAGATCCCCAAAGGCACTTATGTAAAGCTCTCCAGCTCTGTGCTGGTGGCAGCGGGCGCGGGTGAGGATGGAGAGGGCATTACAACGGAAATCGGTTATGCCGGCAAAGAATGTCGCGTGGCAGGGCCGGGTAGCACTTGCCTTGCTCTGGCCCATGACAATGCAATCACTGAGGGGCTTTATCTGGTCTGTTCGAGCACTGGTCGGGTAGATGGTGCGGCAACGATGTATTCTGCTTCGCAGAAAATCATCGGCAAGGCCAAGATGGCCTCAAGTGCTGCAGGTCAATTGATCTCTGTGTTTGTCATGGATATCCCCGTGGCGAAAGCCGCAGGCTGAGCCGGGGAGAACTCCCTATATCCCCCTTTGGCAAGAGGGAGACAGACACACGGACACGGCGGCGCCGTGTCCCTACGGAATGGGGAATACAACTCCCTGTGTCCCTCTTTGGTAAGGGGGAAATTACGAAATTGATTTGACTACCAGGAGATAAAAATGGCTGACAGATATTCAACCCAGAATCTGAACACGGTCCTGACCCAGTTCGCAATGGAGGACATGCGTCTCGGCGGGCCGTTCATTGCCGACCGGCTCTGCCCGGTGGTGAGAGTCCCGACCACAACCGGCAAGTATTATGTGTTCTCCAATGTCGCGGGATTGAGGGATGATTACGACTCGATCCGCGCTCCGGCAACACCCTCCAACGAGATCAAGCGCGCGTACAGCTCGGAGACATACGCGTGCCAGCAGCACGGCCTGTGTGAGCTGATCCCCGACGAGGAAATAGACAATGCCGACTTAGCCGTGATCAATCCGGAGCGGGACTCGGCGGCCCTGGTCACGCGCAAGCTCAGGCTCGGGATCGAGGTGCGGATCGTGGGCAAGCTGATGAGCGCGACTTATATCACCGAAAACGGTGCGGCCACGGCTGCCTGGAACGCGGCGAGCGGGGTAAAGATCGAGGACGATATCGATGTTGCCAAGCTGAACGTGCGCAAGAAGGCAGGAGTCGAGCCGAACACGATAGTCATTCCGCCTCATATCGCAGTGGCTGCCAAGAAAGACAGCAAGATCCGCGACCTGGTCGTACATACTGATTCGACCCTGCTGGTCAACGGCGATCTGCCGCCCAAGATTTTCGGGCTCGAGGTGATGATCCCGACAGCGCTGTTTGACGAGGCTGCTGCAGGAGTGGCTGCCCAGAGCCTTGATTTTCTGTGGGACGACAACAGCGTACTCGTGGCTTATGTGGAAAAGGGAGCTCCGAGCAAGAGATCGCTTTCGTTGGCCTACCAGTTCCGCAGGCCGATAGCCGGAGCGCTGGATATTGCCATGTACCGCTACCGGAATAACAGGGGTCACGCCACGGTGATCGAGGGCCTGATCGAGCAGACCGAGGAGGTGGTCTGCCCGGCCTGCGGGTATCTGATCACCGGAGCGTACAGCTAAGAACCGTAAAGACCTGACCAGATTGTGCCTGGTCTGTCTTTGTTCACTTTTTACGGAGGCAGAGAAATGCGGGTTAAAATCCTGAAACCCTGGATTTGCGGCGGGAAAAATCCTCCGGTGGGGAAGGTCATCGACCTGCCCCGGGTTCTGGCAAAAAGCGGAATCGAGCGGGGCCTGTGTAAGCCTGCAAACCGTCAGAGCACAACCCGCCGTGTCCCGTCAAACCCCGCGGGCAAACAGCAGGGAGCTCGCAAGAATTAATGCAGTGGACGGGCAAGCCTGCCGCAAAGCCCGGGCTTTGGCAAGCGGCAGGTTTGCCCCGCCTTCCAGTTTAACTGTAGGAGCGCAGGGCGGTAGTTGTCGGCAAACCGAAGATCCACATACACATGTACGCGACATACCGGCGAAAAGAAACCTGCCTGAGAAACGTACTAAAATTTTATCAATAAAGTCGAGGTAAAATGGCGTATTCGACTATTACAGACCTGACTCGCTGGATCGAAGAAGAGGAGTTGATAGCCCTTTGCACGCGTTCGAGCGAGGCCACCATCGAAAGTGCCGAGGTTACCGCGGTGGTGGCCGAGGCTATCGCCGGCGCGGACGCGGAGATCGACGGTTATCTCCTGGCCCGTTGGACGGGCCTGCGGGACTATTCGCCGGTGCCGGACGAGATTAACCGCATAAGCGCTGTTATTGCGGTTTACAACCTCTACCTGCGCCGGAGAGCGGTTACCGAGACCTGGCGACGGCGCTACGAGGACTGTCGCCAGAGGCTGGAGGCTGCAGCCAACGGAAAATTCAGCCTGGGGCTCGATGATTCCGGGAGCGTGGCTACCCCGCCGGAAGCTCCCTGTCGTACG